GTAAACATCTTCTTGGCATCAGGCCCAGACTTTGATAAAATGCCATATCGTGAGTCGCTGGATATAGTTGCCAGGTTAACCACCTCTCCCGATGCCATGAATGAAAACCCAGAACGCCTGTTCTTAAGGTAACACATTCCATAGGATCGTACGTCAGCCTTACAAGCTTCCCAGAAAATGAAGAATAATCTATTTGCTTCGCGAAAGTCTGGTGCCCCGACGTCAATCTTAGACCACTGCAAGTACATGTAGTGAGTACCACTAATATAAGTAGCAACGTCTTTATTGTAAAACCAAAAACCTTGCTCCCTACGGGTAAACTCTTTATCAATGTAATCATACCATTTTTCTTTAAAGTCTTCTGGATATTCTTTCCAATCAAAAACTGTTTTTATTTTAGATAATACTTTAGGATATTCTTGTCTTGTCCATTTATTACCTTCAAGCTTAACAACGTTTTTAGGAACTTTTGGTAAAGCTATATTTAAGTTTTGTATGCTATACACTTCACCAATCTGCCCTGTCTTACTTATAACTACAACATCATGTTCTTTGTTGTAACCGTATTTCCAAGCCTTTTTCTTATTTAAACGCTTAATAGTGTTTGCTTTAATAGGCTCAACTATTGTATATAAATTTTGCTGATACATTATTTAGATCTTCTTTCTGCAAAACCTTTAAAAGAATCTTGTTTCTTTTCTTCTTTAGGTTTATTGTTAAGTATATCCTCTTCGTCCTGTATTCTATTCAATATCTCAAAAGCATCGAATATAGCTAGCTTTTTAGTTGCAGCTGCGTTTTTTAATCTATCTGCACTAATATCATCGTCGCTGTCTACAATAGCTTCTTTAGCAACTTTAATAAGCTCTTCAACAGCTTTATGTCCAGCTTGGATTATATTCTTTTTCGTCTCCTTTATATTCATATTTAATTGTAATTGCTCTTGTTAATACTCTATATAAACGCTCGTTGTTTATAATAAACTCGTATTCGCTTCTAGGTACAAAACCAACTAAATCACCTACACTTAACTCTTTTAATTCATTACTATTATTAGTGTATTTTAAAACACCAACTAAAGGCTTTTCTTTTTCTATACTGAAACTATCCGTATCATGTATAGGTTTAATAAAACAATAATCCTCTATAGACTTCCATATGTTATCTTGTTTGTAAAGATACATTTGATCTAATTGAACAAAGTATTTATCTTCTTCAAAATAACTTTTACTATTTTGCTCTACGCCTCTTATATCTTTCCATCTTCTAAATACATTGTGATGGACTATAACTTCATCACCTTGCTTTATGTTAGTATCTACTCCTTTGGGAACAGATATTACTATAGCGTTTCTATTGACGTTTTGATGCGTAAAGTTCTCAGTATTAGTAATAAGGCTTTTATCGCCTACTTTCTTAGTGTTGTTGTATCTTGATTTTACTGGTTTTACTATAAAGTAATAAAGACCCTGCATTAATATTCTAGATTATATTCAACAGCTATAGCCATGTTTTTATTAAAATCTTTCCAAGGTAAAACATCAGTTCCCTTTTTAATAAATATGCTAAACTTATCATCATCTTCAATTATGCAGTCGATCGTATGACCTCCGTAAACCTCTTGGCCCACGGAGTAATGCATCGCTTCATTCTTGTAGTCTTTACCGATACTAATCTTTCTTATCAGCTTCATCTTCTATATCTCTTATTGTTCCGTCTGTGAGGTTTATAGATACTTTACCATACTTATCTTCTAAAGTTTTCTGTAATACTTGCAGTTCTTGTTGACCAGCTTTTAAAACTTCTAAAGCCATATCTTTTTGAACTTCTAATCCACCAACCTGCATCTGAGCTTGGTTTATTTGTTGTATTTTAGCTTGTACAGCTTTCAACTCTTGTTCATCAATTTTACTTACATCTTTAGCGATGTCCTCTACTTTTACGTCTTTCATTTTATTTTATTTAATTAATTAATACGTGCATGGTTATATTATCACGCTATTTTCACATTTTTTACTTTACAGTACTTAATAATCCATTTGAAAATGTCCATGTTTCTTTTCCAACTGATTTTGATCCACTGAACCCACTAACCGAAGCGTTGCTACCATCTTTACCATCAGCACCAGCTGCACCAGTTGCTCCCTGTGGTCCTGTTGCTCCCTGTGGCCCTGTTGATCCTTGTGGTCCTGTTGCTCCTTGTGGTCCGGTGTTACCAGTATCTCCTTTGTCACCCTTAGAACCATTACTTCCATTCGTACCATTTGATCCCGCTGATCCAGTATCTCCTTTGTCGCCTTTAGGTCCTTGCGACCCAGTATTGCCTTTATCACCTTTGGCACCAGCAGCACCCGCGGGTCCTGTGTCACCCTTATCTCCTTTAGCTCCATTACTACCGTCACTACCATTTGTACCGTTTGAACCAGCTGATCCAGTATTACCTTTATCACCTTTCGGCCCTTGTGGTCCTGTTGAACCGGTATCACCTTTAGGTCCTTGAGAACCTGTATCACCTTTATTACCTTTTGACGCCGCAGATGAAGAGTCTTTACCAAAAGCATCTTTTATGAATGCATGTAATTCTTCTACATCCTCTCTAAGATCTTCGATTTGTTTTATTAAAAACTTATTATATTGATATAGCCCATCGTCATTAAATAATGCGCTCATGTCTGTTAAAGATGCTAGCTCGTCTGTTATTTCTTTAGCTACTGTTATTTCACCGTCATTACCTTTAACGGCTTTTTGTCTTGAACTACCTTGTTTAAATAGTTTCTTACCTCTTATGTTGTCGTTTATATTTGCCATTACATTTGTTCAAATTCTATTATTATTGATGCACTTATACCTTGCCATGTTTTAGTTGAAGAACTTTTTTGAAAAGCAAACTGTAGTTTATCACCTTCTTCAAAAGTGTAGTTACTTGGATCCCAAGATACATAGCTTCCACCATTTTGGTCTGTTTGTATAGAAAGCTCACCTGATCCAGTTGGAGTTGTACTACCGTTTTTAAATATCATTAATTCTGTTGTAAAACCAGTGTGGTTAGAGCCGCTTGTGTTTTGAAATCTAAATCTTTTAATAGATCCGTCTCTTGGACAATCCATGTGGTTATAGTATTGATTAGAGCTTGTTTCAGTTAAAGTATTAAAAGGTATTCTCAAAGCTAATGATGAACTTCCAGAGTCTATAAAATTGCTAAACAATATAGTCTGAGTGTTTGAAGGTACGTGAGCGTCTACGTAAGATTTATTAGCGGCATCTGTTGACGCGCTAACAGTATCAACACCTTGTATTCTACCAGTGCCGCTTAATGTTATATCACCACCACTAATAGTAAGATCTTGAGCAATAGTAACGTTTCCAGTAGATTCAATCTCTAATTTGTTACTAGAACTACCAACACCAAATTGTAATTTACCTGTACTTACATTTGAAATAGTAAAATCACCATTACCAGCAGCTAAAATTCTACCTACATTTGTATTTCCAGTGTAGAAATTTATTTGTGGTTTACCACCAGTATCACCTGTTAGTTTAACAAGTTCATCTTGAGAAGTATCTTTAACATCAAGAGCAACTTGAGGACTACTTCCAACTCCAATACCTAATCTATTATTAGTGCTGTTCCAAATAAACTCAGAATCAGCTGCTAAACTAGAAGCACCATTCCAAAATGCTACTCTAGAACTACTACCTGTTCCTGTTACTGTACCTGTATTAGCGGTAGCACCTAACTCAGTTAGTGTAGGTAAATGTCCTTCGTGAAATATTTCTTTAATTGTACTATTATCTACAACATAGTTGCCTTCTACTGTAGAACTAGTATCTATTTCTACATGACCACCTGAAACTGGAGCTGGTTCTGTAGTTAAAGGTGAGGAATGGCTTGTATTAAATGTTGTACTACCTCGTTTTGTTAATCTAAGATTAACCATAGAATACCTACACGTTCTTATATATACTTTAAATTCATCGTAAGTTCCGTTCTCAGCACTTTTTATAACTCTAATACCAGCTTTATCTGTACCAGACGTATTATTATGTAAAACATCAAGACTACCAGTTATCTCTAGTTGACCACCATCATTACCTTCTCTAACTTGTATTGCTAAATCAAATTTTTGTGATGCAAAGGCTTCTACATGATTCAAAATTACACCTCTAATATGTAATCCACCATTACCACTAGATGTTGTTGCAACGTTGTACCATTTATTACCACTAAAATTACTTTCGTCATTAATTTTAAAAGTATAATCATCTTCACTAGCGTCTGTAGAAGTAAATTTAGCATCAGACTCTGTTTCTGTATAATATCTACTATCGTGGTTATGACTACCCGAAGCATAACCAGCTGAAGCGTGATTACCCCAACCATGAGCTGTATTAGCTTTTGATTCTACGTCGTCTAAGTCTACAGCTTGTGTAATTGATATATAACCTAGTTTCTGTGCTTGGCCAGAAGATATTGTAGTT